AGCATTGATGGAACAAAAATCCTGTCCGTCTCAGGGCCTTCAACGATAAATCTCTGTCTTACCCAGTTTGGTGCTGGGTTAGATGCCGAGCGCATTCTCAATGGGACCTTTGAAAGCTCTCCAGTTGATGGACGGCGCAGACGAGAAAAGAGATACCTATAGTCACCTTCCCGAATTTCCGTAACCTCATCCATGCCGATGAATTGGAATTCAGAACCCTTGTAACGCAGGTAGTCATTGGTGTTATTCAAGTACCCGAATGAAATTCTTGCCCCAGAGGGGAAGGTTGCGATAAAGCTATTGGCATTCCAGTGAACATCATCATAGAGGTTTATCCAAGAACGGAATCGGTCCATTAGAGCGCCCGGAAGAGAAAGGTCGGCGTATGTACGACGAAAAAGAATTGCTGAATACCCAGGAACATCAACGTATTGCAACGCAGCCATCAGCAAAGCAGAAGATTTACCACCACCAGCAGCGCCACCAAACAAGCCCTCAAGCGAGTAGCTGCGCAAAAATACCTTCTGGGTCAAAGAAGGCTCTTCAGGGCAGAAGAGTGGAGTCTTTGGTTCCAGATAGGCGAGTACTTTATTCCAATCGGTCATCGTCATCCTGGCTCAATAAATTTAGTACTAGTATTTAATCACATGCAATCCACAACACTGGCGGCAGTATGAGAAAAGTCAAACAATGGTTTACAAGACCCAGAACTGCCAATATCCTTATGGCTTCATTTATAATTATGACTACAACTGGCGCATTTTTATTTAACCCCGCACTCGGTTTTGTCGTTGCAGGGCTGACATGTGGTGCTCTTGGGCTATTACTAGGAATGGATTGATAGCAAAACATGGCGTGGAACTCCCCAACGAATAAGTCTCTCTCGGGCACTCAGGGTAAGTCAATACTTACACCAGGGGCACCGGTTGCATTTAATGTCAGCAATGCTGGCAAGCCATACCGTGACTCTTGGGATATTGAGCGCGCATACAGAGAAGGAATGGCCAAGGTAACTTGGGTTAACAGGTGTGTTGATGCTATTTCTGGAAACCAAGCTCGCCTACCGGCAATGCTTCGAAAAGATAATTCTCCAGACGGGAAAATTGTTACAGATAACAAAGACAACAAAATTCTTGATTTGTTAAACACAAAATCAAACATGGGTGAAAACTCTTTTGTTTTTAGGTATCGCCTATCTTCTCAGTTGTTGATGTCATCAAGAGGAGCGTTTATTGAAAAAGTTAGAGGAAAAGATGGAAGCATCATTGCTTTGCAACTTCTTCCGCCTCAATACACAGCGCCGATACCTGATGCAAAAAAATTCGTATCAGGTTTTGAAGTTGACATGCGAAACGGAACAAAGGTAATAGTTCCTCCAGATGATGTTATTTGGATTCGCAAGCCACACCCACTTGACCCATATTTGTCGCTAACACCACTTGAATCCGCTGGTATTGCGATAGAGATTGAAAATCTTTCCAAGATATATAACCGCAACTTTTTGCTCAATGACGGTCGTCCAGGTGGATTGCTAGTTGTTCGTGGAGAGATTGATGACGACGACAAAGACGAACTTAGAAGCAGGTTTAGAGGAAACATAAACAGGGCTGGCGCTGTAACAGTTGTTTCTTCCGACGAAGGTGTTGATTACGTTGACACTGGCTCAAACCCAAGAGACGCAAACTACATTCAAATGCGTCAGATAACTAAAGAAGAAATTCTTGCCTCATTTGGTGTTCCAGAATCGGTTATTGGTAATGCGTCTGGACGAACATTCAGCAATGCAGCTGAAGAACATCGCGTTTTCTGGAACGAAACGATGCTTCCACACATGGAGCTTATTGGTCGCGGGCTTGATGAGCTTGACGATGAGTACTACATTGACTTTGATACTTCTGAAGTTCCGATTTTGATTCTTTACAAGCAAGAGCGCGAAAGATACTTGCTTGATGAGTTTCAAAACGGTTTGATAAGTGGCAATGAATACAGAGCTCATACAGGAAGAAAAAAAGTTGACTCAGATTTGATGCAAGCCATGTTGGCAAATCCAAACCTGACCCCTATTGGGTATACGGATAGGAAGTTTGATTCACAAGAACAGGCTCAGCAACAGCAAGCTGCGGCTATGGCTGCTCAGGGCCAAGCACCAGGCGCACCAGGTGCCCCAGTGCCAGGGGCTCCAGTACCAGAGGGTCAGCAAGCTCCAGAAGCTGGTCAACAGCCATTACCTGAAATACCAGCACAGATGGTTGACTTCACAGAAAAACCACAGACGATGTCTGAAGCACTTGTTGCTGAACAGATTGCGCAATCAGGTGGTCCAGCAACCCAGTCTTCACCAAGTGCCCTATCTGCGTTTGATGAGTCAATGAGTTTTAAATCTGAAAACAAAGAGATTCAAGAGTGGGACGAAAAAGCAGAACAAAACAGTAAACGCTGGATTGAAATTTTAGATAGAAATCTTGAAAGACTTTTTGAAAGACAACAACGAGTAGTTCTTGAAAAAGCTCTTGGTGCAAAATCAAAGCGAGCAGTTAATTCTGGAAGCCTAGAAATTGAATCAATATTTGATATTGATGTATGGAATAAACAGGTTGAAGAAGACCTGAGACCTCTCATATCTGGTATTACAGCAGATGCTGGTTCTTTGATTTCCGAAACCACGTCAATGCCAATTGACATGGAAGAAGATGAAATTAAAGAATATCTTGACGCTCAAGTTGCACGTATGCAAAAAGTGAACGACACAACCAAGGAGGAACTAGCATCAGCAATATTGATTGCGCTAGCACTCGCCAAGGATGAAGACAGGGTCGGAATGCTCAAGGCTGCTATTAGCGCAATTTTCATCAACCTTCTAAGCAAGAGAAAGCGCATGATTGCAGAGCATGAAGCTCAAACGGCATACAACGCTGGTGTTTATTTTGGTTCTAAGCAAATCGGCGCTTCTACAAAGACATGGATTTCATCAAAAGACGCAAGGGTTCGCTCTGAACACCGCCTTCTTGATGGAAAGTCGGTAGGTGTTGGCTCGGCTTTCAACATCAACGGTTTGGAAATCAGATTCCCGGGAGACCCACTCTCGTCTCCTCAGATGACAATCAACTGTCGATGCAGACTTGGGTTCAACCTTGACTAAGACTTTACTAAAACTATTCAATCAATAAGCCAATGGTGCGCCACAAGTAGCTATTTACAGTTTATTATTAAATCTGTTCTCTCGAGAAAGTCTTAAATATGAGCAATATTGCCCAAAACTTTACTGAAACTCAGTACAAAGCAATGCCCGGCCAAGTGTCCACAGACGAAATGCAAGGCATCGTTGAATGTTTCGTGGCAGGAATCGGGAATAAAGACAGCGTTGGCGACATTTGTTTGCCTGGCGCTTTCAACGCATCACTCAAGAGAAGAAAACCACGTGTTGTTTGGGGCCACAACTGGAACGAACCAATTGGAAAAGTTCTAGACATCTACGAAGTTGGGCCAAAAGACCCAAGACTGCCAGCAAAAATGCGCGCGCAAAACATTGGCGGTCTGTTTGCGAAGGTGCAGTTCAATCTAAAATCAGAGCGTGGCCGTGAGGCATTTAGTAATGTTTCATTCTTTGGTGAAGAACAAGAATGGTCAATCGGCTACAAGACGCTTGATGCTGTATTTGACACAACTCGTCAAGCAAACCTTCTCAAAGAAGTTGAGCTCTATGAAGTTAGCCCTGTTTTGCACGGAGCAAACCAGCTAACTGCAACAATTTCAATCAAATCAGAAGACCAGCTAATGGAGACGCAGGATTCGTCTTCCGAGGTAGAGGAAAAGGGTTCGCCACTTCGTGACCCAAAGGGCGGTCTCACGGCAGCCGGCAGAGCACACTTCAAGCGCACAGAAGGCGCAAATCTAAAACCAGGCGTAAAGGGACCAGCAGACACACCAACGAAGATGCGTCGCAAAGGTTCATTCCTTACCAGATTCTTTACTAATCCACGTGGCCCAATGAAGGACGAAAAGGGTCGCCCAACGCGTCTTGCACTTTCCGCTGCCGCATGGGGTGAGCCAGTTCCACAGGATGCTTCTGATGCAGCAAAGCTTGCTGCAAAAGGACGTCGCATGCTTGAGCGTTATGAAAACTCCAAGAAGAGTGATGAGGCTGAAGTTGAGGAGAAGAACTACGCAATCTACTCAGCAATGAATGAGCAAGAAAATCCAATCACTGGAAAAATGGGAATGCTTGCCCGCCAGCTCGGAAGACACTTTGGTGGCAACATAACCGTTCGCGAGGCTGACGAGAACATGGTCATATTTGACATTGACCGCGATGGCAAGCCAGAGACAATGCGTGCTGCATATCACAGCCCAGAACCAGATGTCTTTATGTTTGGTGCATCAAAACCAGTACGGGCTCAGGTTGTTTACGTGCCGATGGACGATGATGGGAACAGAAGAATGATGACACCAGGGATGGATGCTCGTCCTCAATATGACATCCCTCGTGCCGGTATTTCGCAAAAGCCACATGGCGATTGTGGTTGTGGTTGCAAGGGCGGAGACTCTTGCGAGATTGGAGCAGAAATGAAATCGTGGTCAGATTATAAGAACGATACACCTGGCATACACATGTTTATCAAGACTGTTGATATGGAAATGTTTGCCGCAGTTAATGAAGTTGCAGACGATTACGGTTTTGATGTTGAACTTCTCAATGATGGATTTGTCATACCGAATATTGATTGGCATGGTTCAGATGCACAGAACGAAGTAATAGGCGTTCTTGAGGGCGTAAGCGAAAAAGGTCTTGCTAGAGGGCTCCGCAGAGGACTCGCTGGCGCGGCTAGACGTGGAATGCCTTCACGAGATGGCGACAATGACGGAAAAATCACGAACCCTTTAACAGGTCGAGACGATTTGCCTGCACCAAGAAAACCAAAAATGATGCCTCCTCGAGAGATTCCAAAGGAAGTTCCAGAGAAGCAGCCACAAACTGTTCCAACTCGGACTCCATCACGCCCGACTGTTCCTTCCAGACCGGTGCCGTCAACTCCTTCGCGCCCAGCTCCAACTAGACCTCTCGTCCCAGCTGGTCGTGGTTCGGTTGCTGGTCAGATGGGCAACCGTAAGAACAGAGAAGCTCTTGGCCGTCATATTCTTCGCCAATTGCGTGAGTATGAACTTGATATCTCTGCTCCTTCAAAAGCTCCAAAACGAGCTATGGAGATGGCGCTTGATGAGATAGCTCAGAGAAATGCCATGACCAGAAAACAGCTGGACAAGATTCTTCGCAGGCTAATCATGCAGGAGCGCAGAGACGCTGTTCTTCGTCGTTCTGGAAGAATAAAGTCAGAAGAGACTCCAAACATCTATGTGTCAATTTCTGAAGTCAGCGACCTTGAGGTCAAGTCTGGTCTTCAAATAAATTCTAGAGACATAGACACCCTGCTGATTGATGCTGAACCAGAAATGATGTTTGCTGTCAAGTCCGCAGTTGACGCTATTGGCGACTTCTATGGATTTGAGTCTTTTGCAACAGATGCAGGCATTCAGATTAAAGACGCTTCATATCTTCCAGGCGACGCCATTGAGGCTATTGCAAATGCATACATGAACGTTGCTGGCGAATATGACCTAGTTGATTTTGAGTTGAATCGTCTCGCTAAATAAATATGCAAGAAGACTACAAAACAACTGTTGACAGCTCTTTGGAGTTGCGGATAAAGGCTGTTGATAGAAAAATTGCCGACGCCGCTCTGTCTGGTGACTTTAAAAAAATTGAACTTCTGAACATAAAACTTGATTCACTTGAAGCTCAACTTAAAACAACAGAACAGTTGACAGAAGAAGTGAAGTCTTCTCGCTTCACTCGCCCAAAAACAAGTAACTTTCGCCAAAACAATCCTGTTATGGGTTATGCTAAACCTACAGAACAACGGAAGATTTCACATAAATATCACTGCATGGTGTCAGGCGAAAAGCGCATGAATCCTTGCGGTGGTTGCAGCAATCCAAAAGGTTGCTTGTCAAATTCAATGCAGTACAAGGAGCAGGACCAATGACCGAAAAAGCAGCAGTTGTCAAGTTGAACGCGGACGGAGAAGTTGTTTCCTGCGCAAAAGGTCTTGACTCAACAGAGTGTGGCTATGTAGCCGGAGCAAAAGTTTGTGGCAAATGTGGAGCAATGGCAACACAGATGAAGATGGATGGAATGGGAATGATGCCTGATGCTTCAGTTTCTGCACCAATGCCAGCCAAGAAAAAGAAGAAGATTGCAGGAATGGTATCCCTCGACTCGCAAATGAAAGAAGACGAGGACATGATGGACGAAGAAGACATGGACATGGAAGAAGAGGACATGGACATGGAAGACGAAGACATGATGGACGACGAAGAAGACGCTCCTGAAGAAGACATGCCAGAAGACGAAGAAGACGACAGCGAAATGTATGCAAACCAAGCTGCAGAGAGAAAGAAGATGCGCATGCGTCGACTCGCAACCATGGGTTACAAGTCTGCCGACTTTGATGAAGAAGCATTCGTTTGCTCTTTTGACCGCAAGGTTTACCCAGGCGGTGCAACTGTTTGCGATAGTTGCCCAGGTGGATGTGTTTCAGAAAAAGGAATGCCAGCTCTAATCGAGATTGAAGGCATTGCTGAAGACATGTTCAGAGGAAAAGTTCTTGACTCTGGATACTCCGACGAAGCAGACTTGTTCGTTGTTGACGTAGAGCGCAAAGACGGAAAGCCAGTAGAAATATTCTTTGATGGTTCAACTGGCGAAGTTATGGGCTGGCACCAATTGACAAATGATGTTTTGCAAGTTAAGTCAGCTTTGGAAAACAAGACAATGATTAGCTTTGGCGAAGCAGCAGACATTGCTGTTAAGTCTGTTGAAGGCGACATCATTGCTGTAGAGCCAGACGTATTTGAAGGCTTTGACGTTTATGCAGTGGAAATTGACGGCATAAACGGCAAGTCATATGACGTTTTCGTATCGCTTGATGGTGAAGTGCTTGGCTATGACGAGTACACGCAGGAAGAAGCTTCAGAAATTGAAGCAGAAGCCGCAGAAATTGCACTCAAGCGCGCATACACAGAAGAGTCACGCAACGCAATGTCAAAAGCTGGACAAGCTTTGCCTGACGGTTCTTACCCAATCAAAGATGAAGCAGACCTCCGCAATGCAATCCAAGCTTACGGCAGAGCAAAAGACAAGGCAGCAGCAAAAGCACACATCATGAAGCGTGCGCTTTCACTCGGCCTTGAAGACCTCATCCCAATGAACTGGGTGTCAAAAGAAGACATGGAAAAGGCAAAGAACGAAAGCTCTGAAAAGAGCATCGAAGGCGCCGTCAAGTCAGAAGAGACCGAGTTCCTCACCAGCCTCATGGAGTTTGAAATGATGGCTGTTGAAGAGGGACTAAATCAGTCCGAATCGGAGTGATGTAACATAGTTGGAGATATCCAACTAATTTTTTCTAGGGCGTAGTGGATTATTTCATGCGCGCTGGGGGCCTCCAGTGACAGATAAAAAACACGATTTTGCTAAATCTGCAATAACCAAAGCTGCGTTCAACAAGGACATATCTTTGACGACTGCGCCAAGCGGTTTCAAAGCAGAAAAACCAAAATCAAAACCATCTGTTGCTAAAGATTCAGAGCCTGAAGAGCCGGAATTTGAAAACCCTTTTGATGAGTTTGTAAAAACTTGGGAACAAGGCGACATCCTTCCTTTCGTTCCACCAGGAATGACTTTTCATTTATGCAAGTTCAAGCCAAACAATCTTGATATTGATGCAGAATATCTTGGCTTAGACGAGAAGTATAGAAAAAAGCCAAACTCAAAGATTCAAAAAAAGTCTTACATGTCTGATATTGACTTGAAGAATCTTGGCCCAAAACTAAGAAACTCGGTTGAAACTGTTAGACAAAGAGCGCTAAGCAGACGTGGTGGTCTTGTCCCCTGGGTTGATGACAATAACAAACTTCGTTGTCCTGCAGGCAGTCCAGCAGCAAACCAATTCACAGACGAAATGATGAGCAACTGTTTCATACTGTCACCAGGAACCATGGCTGGAGCTGGGAGAAGAGCAATCAGACGTGCTGGTGCAGCTGCTGACATTTTGTCTTCAAAACCAGGGCAAAGAGTTGGCGTAAATATCACTCCTGGAGATATTGATGTAAGTAGCCAAGAAGGCATACGCAAGCTAGGACCAAGTGGTGCACAAGCGCTTATGTCCGTTGGCGGTCGTGTTGGCGTGCAACCTGGTGTCGCTGGAGAAATGGGTGGCGGATTTGGTTTTCGTGCTGACGCAAAAAAGCGTTCATCGTCAAAAGGTTGGCAACTTGGCGTTAAAGAACAACTTGAGCGTGGAAGAAGAGCAACATATTTAGCAGATGAACTCCATAGGAGAATGCTTAATCCTACAGCGCCAGACGGAATACGATTACCGAGCGGAGCTGCTGTTGGCGACATAAGGAACAAAGCAAACTTTGTACGCGCAATGACTGAGCTCTTTCCCAATGTAGACCCAGCGCAGATTGAATCATTGTTTGATAACGCAATGCCAAATAATCTCAGTTACATAGAAAAAATGAGATTTAGAAGAGACCTAGTTTCTTTTTGGGAAGCTCACATTTTTGAAGCAATCAATTCACCAAAAACAGCAAGATGGATGACCAACATCCAGGTTGATACATCTATAGATGCTGCTATGGAAATAAAACTTGAACCTTTTGCCCCTTCAATCACGACAGGAAATAGGGCTTCATCAATAGCTGCCCAATCATTGGCTCAACAGTCTGGAAACCTTGCTAACGGTGGTGTCCATTTTTCAATGATTTACAACCCAATACAAATGTTCATCATGTCGCAAGGTGGTCCATTTTCAAGAAACGGTAGAGCAAACGGCATATCAGATTCACGACGCGGAGACATGCACTATATAGGCGTTCACGAATTTGGGCACACAGCACACTTTGCCTCAGTAATGGAGGGATTGGGTTTTGACAACTCAACACTTCAGAGATACCAAATGGTGCGTTCGCTTGCGCGACCTCAAAACGGAATACCAAACTGGTCACCAAACCGAGAAGTTGGTGGATGGATTATTGACTGGACTCAAGCACAGAATCCGATGAATAGCCAATCAATTGCCGGCCTTATTCAAGCTGCTCAAAACCTGCAAACCAGAAACTATAAAGGCGGAAATTATGGCCGAGGCGTGTACGGCTGGACACGCAAAGACCTTGAAAAAGATTTAAATGATTTTTATGATGGTGTAGTTGAGGCAATTCACAACAACATAACTGACACCGAAGAAGACCGAGAAATGATGCGCGCTTTTTCTGGTGGAGAATATGCGGCCCTAAACAGCATTGAAGCAAGAGCTGAATATTTTGCTGCCCGAAGAATGTTTGGTGAAACAGCAGACAAGAGAACAAGAGTTCGCAGAAGAGGCGGACTGAACCCATTCAGGAAAAATCAAGGATACCAAGCAAACTATGTAGAAGATTTTGCTACCGCTTGGTCAACTGGTCCATGGAACCAACCAGGGAATACGGCAAACGTTCGAACACCGCAAGAAATCTACGATGACTTAGACAGAATAGGTCAAAATATTTCAGGAGTAAGACCTGGACGCTGGAACATCAGCGGAAGAATGTCTGGCTCTTCAGTGCCTCGAAAATCTGTGCATGCACAAAATGTGGCAAGAGCAGTTCGTTCTGCAGAGAGGATGAGCGACCCGAATAGCGCACAATATAGGCGTGGCATCATTTCTGGGAGAATGGCCTCATCTGGGTCGGTGAAGTCACAAAACACAATTACGCCAATTTCCCCATCAACACCAGAACCGCTTGGAATCATTAGTCCACAGCCAAAAGAAGCTGGTCGTTCAGCAAAGATTCTTGAACAAGCATCAAAAGTTAGTGGTGTGACTTGGTCAAACCCAGCACCAGCTGACGAGGTAAAAAAGGCGACCGATTGGGCAAATTCATCACTTGTCTCAAAGTTTGAGTTTCAGAAAAAATCTTTAGAAAACGGTCTACCTGCACTTACCGATTACCAAAAAGAATGGCTACAAAAAGTAATTGTTGATGCAGGCAAAGGACTTTCATATGAAGATGCTGAAGCGATACTTGGAAACAACGTAAGAGATTATTCATC